ACGACTAGGTGAGGAACTCTCTACTGTTGGCCCAGACGGGTACTACAACATGTCTGCGTCCGAGTGGTTGGATTGGGCAATGAAGCACATCACGCCAGCAAGAATAGAGCAGGAGCCGGTGGCGTGGGTGTATCCAAAGTTTTGGGATGACTTGCAGCGGGTTAATTGTGGAACTGCTTACCGCAATCCAACCGTTGATCGTCAGCCACTCTACACCGCCTTACCACAGCGCGAATGGCAGGGGCTGACGGATGAGGAGATCAAGTCCGAATGGTTAGATGCGCTGTCAATCAAAGGTGAAACATTTCTCCCATATATTCATTTTGCACGCGTTATCGAACAAATCTTAAGAGAAAAAAACGCATGAATATACCAAACTGTCCGCAGTGCAGTGCAGCAAAACCTGAAGTTATGCGTTACCGAAAAGGCAGTATGAATAGCACAGTCACACTACGCTGTAGAGTTTGCAGTCACGTATTTACCCGTAAGGAGAAGAACACATGAACACACAAGAGTACGAACGACAAGAAACAGCAGGACTAGATGAAATGCATGGCGCAAAATATTATGACTACGATAGTAGTTATGAAGCAACAAAACAACGCTATGAAGAAAGTTTTGCAAATGCTTTGGGTGAATACTTAGGGGTAAACATGATGGATACAAGATTGTTAGAACAAGGTAGTGATGAATGGAAAGCAGCGCGGATAGGTCATGTGTCTGCCAGTAACGCAGCAGCAGTAATGAGCAAAACAAAAGAAGGTAAAGAATCTGCTACGCGCAAAGCATACAAGATCAAACTGGTAGCAGAACGGTTAACAGGACAAGCGCAGGAAACATATAAGAATGCAGCAATGGAATGGGGTAATGAGCAAGAACCGTATGCGCGTATGGCATATGAAGCAATGCAAAATGTATTGGTAGAAAAAACTGGTTTTTGGAAGCATCCAAATAAAAAATGGATTGGTGTATCACCAGATGGTTTAGTTGGTGACGATGGTTTGATTGAAATCAAATGTCCGAACACGACTACGCATTTGGAATATATTTGGGATGGTGTAGTTCCTACGGAATATCGAAAGCAAATACAAATGCAGTTATGGGTGACGGGCAGACAATGGTGCGATTTTGTAAGTTATGATCCGCGACTGCCAGTAAAGAATCAATTGTTCGTGAAGCGTTGTATGCGTGACGAAGATTTGATATTGGAAATGGAAAATGAAGTAACAAAATTTTTGGGTGAGATAGAAGCAATCATTGATAAACTAGGAGCGTAATCATGGAAAATCCAATAGAAAGCAGCATTAAATATTTAGTGGATTCTGGCTGGACTGAAGATCAAGCAAAAAATTTGATACGCGCATTAAAAGACAAAGACCCGGAACGTCTATGGGAACTCGCGCCGAAATGGATACAACATTGCGGTGAAACAAAATTTTATGTGCATGGAATGTTGGAGTCTGTAGCAATGGGGTTAATCGATGTTACAAAAGGTGAGAAAGATGATTGGTTGTTTGCTTTGAATGATGAAGGTTTAAATGTTGGCAAGCAATTAAATTAAGGAGCGTAATCATGTCTATAAATAAGTTCATTGGCATCGGTAATCTTGGTCGTGATCCTGAATATCGCGTTGCGGCATCAGGAAGTAGTGTTGCGAACATAGCGATAGCAATAACCGAAAAATATAGAGATAAGAATGGCGAGCAAAAAGAAGTAACCGAATGGGTCAATGTAGTTTTCTTTGGGAAACTGGCAGACATTGCTGACCAATATTTGACCAAAGGAATGCAGGTATATGTGGAAGGAAAATTAAAAACAGAAAAGTATGAGAAAGATGGGGTCACGCGGTACAGCACGAAAGTAGTTGCTGAAAAAATGCAAATGCTTGGTGGTGAGCGCAAACAGAAACAACAGCGCGATGATGACCAGCACGAACAAATAAATAAACAAACATCGCAGCAAGATGTGTTTGACGATGACATACCGTTCTAGTATTCTGTGAAAGCCGAAAGCAACTCGGTCTTCATGGTTGGTCTTTTGGGAGCGATGGCAGTCCTCGGCACGACTAAAAACTACCGTCGGACTCCTCTCCGGCTCCTTTCGTGGTCATCGCTCCCACCCTTTTTGGAACCGCTTCCTGCTTGATAAACTGTAGTTTGTTGAGGATAGATCAGGTTGCGGTTCCACCAGTACAAACCGTCGAGCGCGTGAGCAGTGCCACCAAAACGCCTCAGTCAATGGCAATACCTAGCCAACGCCTAAATCCCTTTAAATCGCTCCCCGTACCGATTATTTCCGCTGTTTACTATTTGTAAACATTAGCCTGTTTTTGGAAAAAAGTTTGTTGCCAACTGTCGCAGTTAAGGCATAATACTATTTGCATCACCGTAGTTTACTAAATGACAACACACGAAAGGAGTCATCATGCAAGTAGAAATCAATCAATCGCAAATCGTTGACAAGCCGCTGGTGTATTTAGACGGACGCGAGACGGAATTGCGTATGTGCGATAACGGCGAATTTTTTAAGCGCACACAAAAAGCAAAAAAAGTCTGGATTCGTGGTGATTATGTTCCAAGCAAAAAAGCATTCTTGTGTCATGCGTGGGATGACGTATGTCAAGAAATGTTGATTAAAGCAGATAAAAAAGTTTTTGTAGATTTTTATTTCTAAGGGGAACGACATGGCTATTTACCGCGAAGTTAACTACACCATTGATATGGAATCTAATTGGAAGATTGCATATGGACCAAAAGGTTATGCGTTTGCCATTAAGCGTGATGACAACAGCGATGTTTGCACGTTGCACAATGGTCTTACTCCGCAGGACAAAGCATTGGCGATGTTGATTACTGCTGCGCCGGATATGCTCAATGCGTTGCGTGATATTTGGAGCGATGAATTTGTTCGTTCTAAATTGACGTATGAGCAAAGTATTGCAGTGCATGACGCGTTAGCCAAAGCCGAGAACTGGTACAAGACGGAGGTGAGCCATGTATAACAATACTTATCAAAGAACTTTTTGGGCTGATGTGTATGAAATCGATGAGTTGATTAAAACAATGGAGGACATAAGCAGCGATGACAAGCGTCGGCTGGAAAGTTATACGCATGAAGAAGTAGCGTTGGAAGCAGAGTATGTATTGTCCACATTTTATGAATCTGGTCACATCAACAATAGTTCATACATCGGCGAACATGGGGAGGATGAATATCATTGGGCAGTTAACGAAGTAGAGAAATTGAAAGCATTTTTGAAAAAATTTGAAGGACGTAATCGTGCGTAACTTCATATCCATATTTCTATCCATGGCGTTTGCCGCATGGCTCGGTGCTGTGTTGGCATTCGCAATGATGGACACCAATTTCACCGAATGGTTCGGTGAATTCCAGCAGTACTACTTCCACACGAAAGGAAATTAATCATGGCACATCAAATCACTATTCGCGCTGACGGTTTTGCTGAAATGGCATTCGTTGGTGACACTCCTTGGCATGGTCTTGGTCAGGAACTCGACCCAAATGCTGGTATGGATGCGTGGCGTAAAGCAGCAGGAATGGATTGGACAATAGAATCTACTCCAGTTACTTATGCACCAAACAATTATGATGCAATCACGTTTCCAGAGCGTTTTGTACAGTATCGTAGTGACACGCTGGCTCCGTTGAGCGTGGTGTCAGCGCGTTACAAACCAGTGCAGCCTAGCCAAGTATTAGAATTCTTCCATGAACTAGCGCAGGAACACGGATTCAAATTGCACACTGCTGGCACGTTGTTTGGTGGCAAACGTCTGTGGGCATTGGCTGAAACCGGCAAGTTTGCGGAAGTGAGCAAGGATGATGGTATAGGTGGCTTCCTGCTTCTATCTACGTCATGCGATAAATCATTGGCAACTACAGCGCGGTTTACCAGTGTCCGCGTTGTTTGCAATAATACTTTGAGTTTCGCTACGCAAAGCAGCGATTACGTTTCCTTCACTCACCTGACACAGTGGGATAGTTCCAAGATGCATGATCGTATCGCGCAGCAGGTGGAATCATTTGGCGCATTCATGGAAATGGCGAAACATTTAAAGAAACAGAAATGTGATGCAGCCGCAGCACAAGAATTCCTAAAGCAGATTCTATTCACGCCGAAGGAACTGCAAACGCTTGAGCCAACCAGTATTGAAAAATACCGTCCGTATAACCGCATCTTGGAATTGTTTTATGGGGAGGCTAAAGGGTGGCAATTAGATGGTGTTAGGGGGACTAAATGGGGGCTATTGAATTCGATTACCGAATACTTAGACCATCATTCACCTGCACGTTCCGATGATGCGCGATTAAATTCCGCTTGGTTCGGTGGTGGCGATGCAATTAAATCGAAAGCAGTGGAGTTACTTGCCGCTTGACATACTAATACTCAGCGGTAATACTATCCCCCGACTAATACTCGGGGGATTTTTTATGCCTAACGCCAGCAGCACACTAATGACGATTTTCCGTGAGTCTAGTGAGCCTTTAACGATGCATGAATTGTTACCAATGGCTGAATCATTGAAAAAGAATGAAATTTCAATGGCACTTTGTTACCTGCTAAAGCAAGGATATTTGTCACGAGAAAAAGTAGAGCGTCGCGGTACTCGCGGACGCAAAGAAATATGGTTGTACACATTTCATGCTGATCGTCAAAAGGAACAACACAATGAACCAAATGCAAATTGAATATAAACCTACTGCTGACCTAATACCATACGCAAGAAATAGTAGGACGCATACAGACGCACAAATCAATCAAATTGCTGCGTCTATCCGTGAATTTGGTTTCCGTGTGCCAGTGTTAGTAACTGGTGACAACACGATCATTGCCGGTCATGGTCGCGTACTGGCTGCGTTGAAACTTGGTATTGATGAAATACCTACAGTAGATGGTAGTGATATGGATGACATACAGCGCAGGATGTACGTCATCGCTGATAACAAAATCGCACTGAATGCAGGATGGGATGAAGAAGTATTAATGCTAGAAATTGAAGATTTGCGTAGTCTTGGTGCGGATATTGAATTGCTCGCATTTGATCCTTCAGAAATTAAAAAGAACGACATTGATTATTCAGTATTAGATGACCACAACATTGATGACCAAATTGATGACATGGCGAAAGGTGTCCGCAAAGCAATACAAATTGAATTTGAGGTAGATCATTATGACGAAGCATTTGAACTGGTGAAGTATTGGCGTGATGAAGGCGCATATGTGGGATACATGATTATGGATTTCCTTCGCAAAGAAAAAGCGAAAGTGCAATGAAGGTATTTACCTTCTTTTATAACCGATTTGAAAACGCTTCAACGTCTATCGCGTTGGAAGCAAACAGCATTCCTCATTATGTGTTGATTCATAAACCAGAAGATCACGATAAATTTCGTCGGCATAATACCTGTCGTGGTACAGCAGTAGTAACAAATAATGGCAAAGGATTGGCATACCAGCGGAATAGCGCACTAGACATGATGAACACTGGCGAGTGGGCAGTTTTCATGTGCGATGATTTTATGAAAATAAAAAGTATGCCGGAGGAATGGATACTTAGTGGCAATCAAGAATTGCCGATTAACTTTGCTAACCAAAATAAATTTAGGCTGAAGGAAAATGGATTTACGCTAAAAAAAATGTTTGCGTTGTTTCCGCGGTTGATAGAACTGGCTGAACGTAATCACATTCATTTGGTTGGATTTGGTTTGCACGACAATCCTATGAATCTGCGAAAAAAATTTAATCATCGTGGATTGGCTGATGGACGGTTCTGGTTGGTAAAAAAAGCAGGATACAAATTTGATACCAACGCGCAGTTAATTGATGATGTGGCGTGGACAGCAGAAAATTTAGTGCGTCACCGAAACGTTCTGGTACTTAATTGGTTAGTTCCTTATTTCCAGCGTTATACAGCAGGAGGGTTCGGCAGCACTGCGGAACGTCTGGCTTTGCGTCGTAAAGAATGTGCTTATCTTGCCAACAAATACAATCCATTGGTAAAGATCGCTCAGAAACCTGGATGGGAAAGCGGAACTCACATTCGTTTGTTTGGAACTGATAAAAATATCGAAATCGTAAGAAAGCGGAACGGATTGCTATGAAAACATTGGAATTAGTGTTGCAACCGCATAACGTGAAGATTGGCGATGTAACGCCAGACTACGAACCAAATATTACTGAGGATACGCTTTTTGTGTCCGATGGAGAGGTAGTTGGTTTTTATTTAAAGCAAATTCCTGAAAGCGTACGGAAGTATGTAGAAATAGCAAATGCAGAACTGTTAAGTGATAGAGTTCCTAAATCAGAAATGCGTAGATCAAGCGGATTACGCAATGAAGAAGCAGAGGTAAGGCAATATTCAACGATTATTGGCTCATGTGCGCCTAAACCGCATATGAAGCGTCCTTATCCAGCGATTTCTAGTGTCCATAATGTCAAATCAGCGCAAACATTTATCAAAGCGATGCTCCTCGCCTGTCATGAGTCCGAGAATCTCATTCGAGAAATCGCGCCATCGGTTTTCGAGCGGCAGGAAAAAATTATCAATGAGAAGGTTCCACCAAAATGGCGATTCGGTAGATTGTTCACCAGCAGCATTTCCAATTTCAACATTGCAGCAAACTATCATCGAGACGCAGGGAATCTGGAAGGATGTGCCAATGTCATCATCGCCAAAAAATCTCACGCTCGGGGAGGTAATACTACGATTCCTGACTATTCCGCTACTGTTGACAGTGCCGATAATTCGATGCTTGTATATCCTGCTTGGAGGAATGTACATGGTGTTACGCCAATTGTTCCTTTGCGTGAAGATGGTTATCGCAATTCTTTGGTCTTTTATCCGTTGAAAGCGTTTACCGCGTATGAGTGATTGTAAATATTGCGAAACTGCAAAGGACAGGATATGCGGAAGTTACAATTTTGGGTGTCACGGATGCCGAGAGCGCGTGTTATTCGATGAGCCATGCAAAATTGTCAGGAAAGCATTAGCGGCACGAATTATTATTTGGGGTGAAATACCGGATTGGCAGCGTGAACCGTCTTGCGGATGTAAATACAAATGCAAACGAATGGAGGCCATTGAAGGCGCGAGAATAGAAACGTCTATTCCGTATAACCGGAGGTAGTATGCCAATTAGGAAAACGAATCAGGGATGGTATTGGGGCAGTAAAGGACCATTTGCGACTAAGCAAAAGGCTATAGACGTAGGACGCGCTGCTCACGCAGCAGGATATAAGGAGGCAGTACAAATGGACAAAGACAAGGTTGTTAACTTTGCGTCAACTATGTTGCATAGTATTACCTGTGTACATATGCTTCACTTGAAGACAACGTCGTATGCCGCCCATATTGCTCTCAGCGAATACTATGAAAGCATTGATGACCTAATAGATTTGTGGATAGAAGCGTATCAAGGAAAGTATGGTTTGATAGAGAAGTATGATGATTCATTTGAGGATCACGATAACGCGTTGGAATACATGATTATGATGAGTGATTATGTAGCGGATATGCGTGTCCGGTTGCCAGAAGATAGCGAACTACAGAACATCATTGATGAAATGGTCGCTTTGATTGACCGCACAATATACAAACTCAGAACATTTAAATAATGCCGACAGTTCCCAAACAAGGTAAGTGTCAAACACTTGGTTGCAAAAACAATCGGGCTAAGTTTGGCGCACATTGTACGGAACACGGAGGCACTGACGCATTTCCAAGCAAGCGATACAACATCACCAGTGGACGCAAAGAAGCAATGGCGATGTACAAAACAAAGCATTGGGAAAGTATGAGGAAAGCGCAATTGTCGGCTCATCCGTTATGTGCTGGCTGTTTATCGGGTGGACGCATTGCTCAAGCATCACAGGTTGACCACGTATTCCCATGGCAACAAATTGGTGACCATGCATTCTTCCGTAATATCTTTCAGTCGCTATGTACTGAATGCCACTCATCAAAAACAGGGATGGAAAAGCATGGTGTGTTCCGCAGGTACGGTCAGCCCCATATGGAATACAAAGCAGAAGATTACGAACGAGTGATGCGATTGATATACGATGCCGAAGAAAATAATTAATTAAAAAATAATTTTTTGGATTAGAAACTTAAAAAATTGCCCTATATATAGCAGCAAGCGCGCGACCAATCTTCCACAAAGTAATTTGGGGAAGGGGGGTGTCAGCGGGAAGGAAAAGTCATGGGAAATAAAAAACCGCCGGAACTCCATTTGATTGATGGAACGACTCCACGCAAGGGAATGCCTTCCTCACTTCCGGAATCCATCAAAAAAAGAATTCCACGCGCTGAGTGGATGGACAGACCGGAACAATGGAACAAAGAAAAATTCATAGAAGAAACTTCCGAGTTTTTGTATTCCGTTTATGGAATTGGCAACGATCAGGATAAGCACACGCTGGCGATGCTTGCGGATCATATTGACTTGTATGTGAAATGCACAAAAGGAATTGCAAAAAATGGTGTCATCACACAATTCAATAATGGGCAAACGGTAGGACCGAATCCGTATATCCCAATACGGAATAAGACCATGACAATCATTATCCAGTTGATGAATGAACTTGGACTAACTCCGCGTAGCCGATTGTCCGCTGGCAAAATGGAACAGGAAAGTCCGGTTGCTCAGTTCCTTAAAGGACCACTAGCGCAATGAACTGGCAAGACGGTGTTGTATATGCGCGTGATGTAGCGAAAGGCGAAATTAACGTATGCCGCGATGTTCGTTTAGCCTGTCAGCGTTTTATCAATCAATATGAGAATCAAGAATGGCAATACGTTTTTGATGAGCGGTTTCCACAACACGTTTTAAATTTTGCCGCTACGCTAGTTCACACCAAAGGACCACAAGCCGGTCAACCTGTAGTATTAGAACCATTCCAAATTCTTTTAATTTGTGCGGTATATGGTTTTCGCAAAAAAAGCGATTTAACCGCAAGGATGGTCACAGACGTAATACTATTTATTCCACGCAAAGCAGGTAAGTCAACGCTGACAGCAGCAATCGCATTATATGAATTGTTATGCGGGGAAGCAGGTGCAGAAGTATTTACATTGGCAACCAGCAGGGAACAGGCAACCATTGTGTTCGACGCTGCAAAAGGGTTTGTTGAAAATATGCCTACAGAACTGGCAAATATGTTCAACCCAAGTAAATACAGTATTAGCAAACGCGGTGACACCCAAACGATGTTTAAAGCATTAAGCCGTGACACCAAAAAAACGGGTGACGGTAAAAACCCTTCATGCGTCATCATTGACGAAGCAGCACAAATCATTGATCGCAACAGTATAGAAGTATTACATTCCGGTATGGTGGCGCGGAAAAATCCTTTGCGGATTTACATCACGACTGCTTCATTTACCAAAGACACTAAGTTTTACGAAGATTATTCTTTGTTTCGTGCGCGATTGATGGGCGAAGCAGAAGACAATCCGCGATGGTTTGGTTTGCTGTATGGGCTGGACATGGGCGACGATTGGCGCGACCCAAACATATGGGCAAAAGCAAACCCGATGCATGGCATTAGTATTTTTGAAGATTCAATTTTTCAAAGAGCAGAAGAAGCCAAGCATAAGCCAGCAGCGTTAAATGAATTCTTATGTAAGACGCTAAACATCTTTGTTTCTGCCAACGCAGCATGGATTGATCGCGCTCATTGGGATGACTCAAAAAGTATTATCACTGTTCCACGTGAAACGCCAGAAGCAGTATTTATTGGATTTGACTTGGCAGCGACCCGTGATTTGAATGCAGTTTGTACTTTAAAACGATATGGCGAAATGGATTATGAAGCGCATTGGAAATTCTTTTTGCCAGAAGAAGGATTAAACCTAATACCTAAACATTATGCGGATATATTCCGCGTTGCAATAAAAAGTAATATATTAAAAATTACGGAAGGTAACGTAATGGATGATCGTGAAATTTCCGAATACATAAAACAAGAATGCGGGAAGTATGATGTAAAAGAAGTAGGATACGATGCTTATAATGCGGCATCTTTAGTTGCTCGCTTGCATGATGAAGGAATACCTGTTAAAAAGGTTGGACAAGGCATGGCGGTTTTAAATAATCCGTCAAAATATGTTGAGAAATTGATTCTAAACAATAAAATAAAACATGACGGAAATCCATTTCTTGGCTGGCAATTAGGCAATTGCGAAGTCTTTGCAGATGTAAACGGAAATATTAAAATCCGCAAAAATGAAGCGGATAAAGCAGCAAAAGTTGACGGAATAATTGCATTAATCATTGCTGCACATTGTTCGCTGGACAATCCATTCGTTTCAAATAGTTTTGGTTTCAGAAGTTTTCAGATGTAATACATTAAAAAATTTGAGGCAAACATGGGATTGTTTGACATATTCAGAGGGAAAAAGCAGCAAATAAACGAGGCAAACGTAGTCCTCGGTCAAATGCAATTAGGTAACCAAGTAGTCATTGGTAACCAAAACAAACAACCTGCTCAACAATTACTATACGTCACAACATCCAGTTCTACTGTTGCCGGTAGAACTTTGGATATGTCCGCGTTAACACGCAATTCAACCGTTATGGGATGTGTGGGTGTTAAGGCAAGAGCATTATCCCAATGCAGTATTAGTATTATGTCGAAGTCCGAGGACGGTACATTTATTAATGCTGTAACTGATCCCACTGTAGGACCAAGAGATAAATCGAAAGCGAAACAAGTTTTAAGTCTGTTGCAAAACCCGAATAATTTCCAAAGCCAATATGAGTTTTGGTATCAGTGGTGTATGTGGCAAGACCTCGCTGGCGAATCATTTACGTTATGGTGGCGCAAAGATCAGAAGGACAGCAGCGCAACACCAATGGAGATGTACAACCTAGATTCCACGTTAATTACGGTCAAACTATCTGACACTAGGTATCCGCTATATGTATTAAGTAGTCCGTCTTATGGTTTTTCCAAAGATCAGCCGCTTGATTATTATCAGGTGATGCACGTTAAAGAAGCGGCATGGCAAGGATCATCCGGTTTTAACAAAGGCATTTTGGCTACGGAACTGGTTGCGCTAGACCAAGATATTGATGTTTATGCAAACTTTATAATGCAGAATGGCGCAAAACCATCCGGCTTATTTATGACGGATCAGGTTATTCCAGACGCTAAATATAAAGAAATTGCAGCACGTATTAAAGAAGCGTGGAATAGTCTTATGGGCAGTCGCGCTAATGATCCAAGCAAACCCGGACAAGGTATGTTGCTAGATCAAGGCATGAAGTATGAGCCGGTGAAAATGCTGACGCTGCAAGATGCAGACGCGGCAAATTTAAAGGTTCAAACTATGAAGCGGATTTGTGGTTTGTTCGGTGTTCCACCAGCAATGCTTGGCATTGCAGACCAAAAGTATAATAATACTCAAACGATGCTTGATGAGTTTTATAAAACTGTCATGTATCCGATGATTATCAATATTGAGCAAAAATTAAATAAATCGCTACTAAAAGGATACCCAAATCTATGTGTGCGTTTTGACACAAAAGATTTCTTAAAAGGCGCGGCACTTGACCAAATGAATTTTGTGTCGGCTGGAATTAACGCAGGTATTATGACCGTCAATGAAGCGCGTGAATATTTAAATATGGCGCAAATTGAAGGGGCAGACGAATTAAAAGACAACGCGACAGAACCGGATCCTATTCCCGGAACTTCGCCACAAGATACTGGTGGTGGTGGTGGCAATCAAACTCGGCGCATGAATATTGGAACGACATGAATCGACAAATGAAATTTGCCGTGACATTATTATCTTCACAAATTAAAACATCTAATGTTAGACTTCCGGCAATTGATCCACCCCATAAGATACGAGATGACAATCAATCTATTAAAAATGGGGTGATAAATGAAGAATGTGACATTCGTATGCGAAGCGAGGGTGAGCCTCCAATCAAGCGCAAACGAGGCAGACCAAGAACCAAGCGGTAAACTGGAAGCAGTTGTTACTACTTGGGGACCGCGTGAAGGCGCAGATGGTCGCCGGTTTAATTATCAGCCAGAAGGATTTGCCGATTGGATGAAGGAGTATGAGGCGAATGGGCGACCATTGCCAATGTTCCTAAACCATAACGATCATGGAATGCCGGTCGGCGAATGGACACAATTTGAAATGACCGATGACGGTATGAAAGCGGCAGGACGCTTGTACCTAAATACTGTTGGCGGTTCCGATCTTTACCAAATCCTAAAAGAATCTCCTTCCATGTTTGGTGGCGTTTCTGTTGGCGCATATGCGGAAGAAGCGCGATGGGTTGATGGAGAAGGTAATCCACTAATGTCAGGCGATGATGACGAAGAAGGATATTTCCAAATTACCAAAGGTGGTTTGCGCGAAGTATCTGTTGTCATGTATCCCAATAATCCAAATGCAGAAATCCAAAAACTAGAAGCATTTGGAATTGACGGAAAAATAAACCCAAGAGTTCTAGAGCGTATTCTGCGTGATGCAGGACTCGCCAAGAAAGATGCGACTGCCGCATCTAGTATCTTCAAGAAAGTATTAGAACAGCGTGACGCTACTAATACTCTTGAGGACACGCCTAATCGGAGTGAATCTGATGCGGCAGTGGAGGAAGCCGAAGCAATTGTTGCTGCGTTAGAACAGCATATGTTGTTAAAGGCATTGGAAAAACGTCTTAAGTAGAGGGATCATCATGTCTATTGAAAAAATTCTAGAAAAAGTTGACGCTATTGAAGCGTCAAACATCGCCAAAATTGAGGAAGTAAAAACTCAAATGGTGGAAGATGTAAACAAAACTGTTGATGCAGTTAAGTCTGAATTGGCAGAACAAGTAGCAGCACTAGAAGCAAAAGTCGCTTCTATCGGTTCGCCTGAAATTATTCGTGCGCCAACCAAAACAGTTCGTGGTGATGTAAACCGTCGCGTTCGTGAACAACTCGCAGCGTTCACAAAACAAGGTGGCAACAAACTACATCAAGAAATCAAACTGTGGGAAAGCGAAGATCAACACGCAGCATACATGACCGAAGCATCAACGCTGACTGGTTCTGGTGCTGGCATTGGTGGTCGTACTGCGTATGATCCAGTGTTCCATAAACTGCGTTTGCTAAACCCAATGCGAGGCGTTTCCCGTCAAGTTTCTACTGACGGTTCTACGTATCAGTTCCGCGCTAAAACCGGCGACGCTGGTGCAGCATGGGGATATGCAATTCAGAACAACGGCGCAGCAACAACCGAAGCAACGTCGATTTGGCAACTGAATATGCAAGATATTAATGTCCAGTTCCCAATTCGTACCGCAGCACTAGATGATATTGATGGTCTGGAAGCAAATGTAGTTGACGATATGCTGCAAGAATTCTCGCAGCAAGAAGGTCTGTCCATGATCCTTAACAACGATCAGGCTGGATCAACAACAACCGCATACGGCGCAACAAATGGTTTGCGTGGTCTAAACCAATATCCGGGCGCAAATGCTTCCTACACTGGCGGCACTATTTCTACTGCTTCGTTTGGTAGTAGCGGAACTGCGTCAACCGATGGTTTGCATAACATTGCTACCTATGACCAAATCACAACCAATGCAGCAGGTTCGGCAAACAATGTGACTTTTGCAGATATTGTGAACTTCCTACATAACTTGCCACAGCAATATTGGAGTGCAGGAAATAAATTTATCATTAATCCAATTATGCTTGCTGGTATTCGTGGTTTGGTTGATGACAACGGCACTCCAGTATTTGAGCGTATGTCGCCATTGGTGTACGAAGGTATTGTTGGCAAACTGATGGGTTACGATGTTGTCGTTAACTCCTATCTGGAAAGTCCTATTGCTGCTGGTGCATCTCCCGGAACCAATAGCCAATATCCAATGTACTTTGGTGACTTTACGCGTGGTCATACCATTGTTGATCGTTTGAGCATGGTGTTGCGTCGTTATGAACAGACACAGCCCGGATTCATTACCTTCTATGGTGAGAAGCGTCTGGCTACGTCTGTGGTTGATCCGTTTAGCATTATCCGTTATCGCTCAACGGCGACTGGTGCTTAATGAAGCGGGGAAGGGAAACCTTCCCCTCTTTGTATAACTATTGGGGAAAGATCACATGAGTGCAAATCAAAAAATTCTAGACGGAATCAAATTGTCTATACGCGAAAATAAACGCGTGACAATTGATCTGAGTGAGGCATCTTCCTTGACCGGATCGGGTCTTGATATTGGTGGTCGCACTCATTTTGACGATGTGTTTGCAAAACTTCGTTTGCAAAATCCATTTCGTATGGGCGCAAGAAACATCAAAGTGCCAAATAATTCAGCGGTTCAATTTGTTGCAAAAACAGGTAACGCAACAAATCAAGCAAATCCGTGGGGATATACATTTACGCCGAACACAGGTACGCCAAATACCGCAACGTCTATTTGGCAGTTGCCAACGCGTGTTATTACCGCACAATTGCCAATTCGTACCGCAGCATTGGATGACATTAACGGATTACAAGCGGAATTGATTGAAGATATGACGCTGGAATTTTCTCAGCAAGAAGCATATTCAATGGCACAAAATAACGATCAAGCCGGAAGTGTAACAACTACATACGGTGGCACTAATGGTCTGCGCGGTTTAGATTTTTATAATTCAGGAGCGTCAGCAGCGTTTGGCAATAGTGGTACTGCTATGACAGATGGTTTGCATCAAATTAGTACAGTATCGCTTGGAGGATTGCCGCCAACTTATAACAAAATTGTGGATATTGCTAACGCGTTGCCTTCGCAATACTGGTCATTGCCAACAACTGCATGGCATATGTCACCAACAATGATTCAAACACTACGCCAGTTGAAAGACAATTCTGGATTGCCGTTGTTCCTTGATATTGGTGAAGCATATGAAGAAGGCGCATTGGGTTCTATCTTTGGTTGGCCTGTAATTCCAAATGCATATCTTAGTTCTGCATTCCCAATCTATTTGGCTAATTGGGAAAAGTTTATGACTATTGCCGATGTGGAAGAAATGGCAATACAAATGATGGATCAAACTGCGCCGGGATTCATTACCATGTACGCCGAAAAACGGATGGTATCTACAGTACGTGATCCGTTTGCTGGTGTTCGTGCAAGCGCAGCGTAAAGGATTCAGCGATGCCTGTCGAAAATCAAACTCTGGCGCCGTTTTATTCAGATCAACGTAATCCGTTCAATTACGCAAAAATTGAACAGGTAAACCGCGACCTATCAACCGAATGGTTGACGATGGAAGAAATAACGCAGCAATTAAATTTGTTTGATGATGAAAGCCAAGATTCTTATCTTTCGGGATTGGAATTGGCTACGCGAATGGCAATCGAAGATTATTTAGGTCAAGCAGTTTTTCCAACACAATACAAAATTTATTATCCTAATTTTGGTTTGTACAACACGGCGGTATATTTAGATTTGCCGGAAGTATCACCGCCATTACAAGGTCAGCCCGGAGTGGTTATAAATAAGGTTGAATGTTATACAACATCAAACACTATTCCGGTAACTATTGCGCCAAATTTATATTCGTATGATCCAACAGGAAACCAAGTTATTTTAACTGCGTTACCAAATGCTTTGAATCAACAAGTAGCAAATCCGGTCATGGTGACGTACACACAAAACCGCAGCCCGATTGCAAACTATCCAGTAGTGAAGCAAGCAGGATTAATGTTGTTGACGCATCTGTATAACAATCGTTCTACCGTCGGCGATAGCGTAGCAATGAAAGCGCAAATACCGTTTGGTGTAGATCAATTGCTGCGACCATATAAAACTTTGGTGATGTAATGACAATTGTCCGGTACGAAAACATTACGGTAAACAACGTAACCAATAGTGTGAATAGTATTGGTGAGTACACAACAGCAATAACAAAATGGTTTGAAACAAGAGCATTAACGCATGATGTAGCAAACAGCGTAAGAATTTCAGAGCGTTATCGTGTTTATTCGGACTTAGTTACATTCACAATTAATTACACGCCAAATGCTAAATTGATTGTTGATAATCAAAACGATTATTCAATTACTTGGCGTAATGCAGATTGGCGAATTACGGATGTGCGGGAATCAAATGATCGAATGAAAGTTACATTGATGTGTTACAGGAATGATCCGGACACTAGAGTATGAGCGTACAGCAAAATCCATTTCAATATGCTGAATGTATTCAGTATCAACTTGGCGGCATAGTCGATCCAGTGCCGGTGTATGCTGCATTCAATCGAAATTGGGCAACGCAAACTAAATTTGTAACGTGGCAATTAAGAAGTATTCATCAGCCGGTTTATACGGGTCAAACACAAAACAATAAAGGGATAGATAGACCAATATTCCAGATCACAGTTTTTACAAAAGATATGGATGATTGTTTTAATCTATCTGATACGATATTACAAGCATTGCATGGTTACTCTGGTATGTTTGGTGATCCTGCTGGTTCTGGCTTTTTCATTGCAAAAGCCGATGTGTTTTGGTTATACAACACATACGATGATGATATAGGTATGAACCAGATTGTTATGGATTGCACAATCGATGTTCCGACATAAGACAAGATTGATTAACTTTTCTTTATAAGGAAATTAAAAATGGCTCTTATTAATAAAGTCCTACCGGGATATGTTGCTACCCTATGGTGTCAAGATGACGCAGTGCCAACGCCATTAACCGATACTCAACTTGGCACTTGGACAGGTCAGGTTGCTTCAATCATTGGTACTTCTGCTGGTGGTACAGGCGGCAGTGGCATTCAAATTCCCGTTGAGCAGGTTCCTCCATTTGGTTCTGATGATGCGTTTGCTGCGTACTCTGTTGCTGGTGCAAGAACAGGCGCAAAGATCACAACTCAAAACCAAGTAACTTCGTTGACAATTACTTGTCCATGGAATCCAGCCGATGTAGCGCAATTATTGATGCGTGATGACGGTGATAACGGTACGATTATTCGTACATATGTTGTTGCTGTTTATGACGGTACTGATACCGTTGCATATGCATTTAACGGTCGCGTTGGTGGTTTGAAATGGACAATGAGTACAGCAGCAGAAGGTCAATTCGAATTTACTATTCATCCAGTTGGTGGCAATTCTTACGGATGGTCAAACAATCCTTAATAAAAACAATGCCTCCTTCGGGGGGCATTTTTACATGACATGACAACCATAAATAATTCACAAGATTTACTGACTTACATAATTAACCAATCCAGCAGCGGTCAGAAAAATTGGTTTGGTTATCAACAGCAACGTATTGCTGGCATTGATGCTGCGTACAAAATGGCAATAATCCACGCAGACAAATTAACGCCAGAGCAAATAGTTGATTATGTAATTAAGTTGAACAATACAATCTACGACAAAATGTTGAGGGCATAATGAAATTATCAGAACTATTGAAAGTGAACCAGCAGCAATTAAGAACAAGAACATTTAATCTAGGTGGACAAAAGTTTAAGGTTCGCGTTCCGTTGTCGGTCGAATTGGAAGCAATCAATAAACGAGTAATGGAAGTAAACGCGGAAAGCAAAACGAACGAAATGCTTACTCCGTTGTTTGAAAAGAAAAAAGAATTGGAAAGCGAATCAATTGTTTTCTTGCAAGATGATGTAATAGTAGATGGGCGGTCAACTAGAGAATTGGCAAAGATGACCGCACAAACAGAACAAAGAATTTTAGAGATGGTTAAATTGCTTGTGCCGGAAGTTGAAGGCGCGACAATGGAAAATTTAACGTATCAAGAAATAAACGATGAATTTCCGTTTCCAGTTCAATTGGAGTTAATGAAAAAAATTGCGGAAGTAATTTCTCCGGGATATGAGGAAACCAGAAAAAACTAATTGGCTCATTACGTTTACAAACTCGCGCATACATTTTGGCGCATGGAGGAAATCCAGACGTAATGAGCGAAGAAGATTTCCGCTTAGTTATGGTGTCGTATGCAGACGGAATTGTTGGCAATAAAAAAATTCTTACAACATTAGGATCATTAACAGCAGGTATATTTAATTATTTACGATCAGATCAAAGCCAAGCATATTCGTTAGAAAATATTATCGATACGGCATATGAATATATTTATCCACCATTGTCAGAAGAACAAAAACAAAATGAAGTAAATGAGCGATTAAAAATGTTTTTAGCATCAAGACCCGGATCGGAGGGATATATAAAATGAGAAAAACAGAATCCGATATTTGGGGTACGGAAGAACTGGCATATTTGCTTGAGCAAATCAGCAAAGATTATGGCGTACCTAGCGCAGATAAAAATGTCTTAATTCCTGCTGCGCGTAATGCAATGAAAATTGTATTGGAATCCGCTAAATCAAAATTAGTTCCGGGTCATGGCTATGACACTGGACAACTAAAACGCACATTGCGCGTAAACGCAAAAATTGCAAAACCAAAAGATAAACGTTCCAAATATGTAGAACCAAATGATTTGGTGATTGCACAAGTCAGTGCATTGTTAAATAAAAAAGGCGATGACGTTTCTGATGGTCGCGCTATGTTTGTTGAATACGGAACAAAGAATAAAAACAAAACTATTACAGCACCAAAAGGCGCATCCAAACAATCTGTTAGCGCGTTGCAAAGGGAATTTGGTACAGTGCGTATGGCTCCGCGACCTTATTTGCGACCAGCATTGCAGGAAAATACTACGAACGTAACGTCAAAATTAAAAGAAGAAATTGCTAGACAAATTGAAAAATACAAAGCAAAAATGAATTCTCCAACAGGAAAATAAATTATGTCTTTAATCGCTCGCCTCGGCGTAATACTTGGGATTGATACATCCCAATTCGTTTCTGGTGTGGATACTGCCACCAAGAAAACACGCGAATTCGAAATGAATCAAAAACGTGCTTTGCGTAATGCACAAAAAGCACAAGAAGAAGCCATGCAAACATTAGGCAAGGCAACTATCGCACTTGCTGGTTTTGGTACTGGCGTTGTTGCTGCGTTTCAATATGCAGACAAAATAGACGAAACCGCCAAAGCATTTGACGTAACGACAGCGTCATTGGTAGCAATGCAAGCGGCATTCATAGCGTCAGGAGGACAAGCGGATTTTGTAGAAGGCGCATTGCAAAAACTAGCCATTGCTCAACAAGGCGCAAGGGATGGAAGCGATGAATTAAGAGAATCATTTAAAAAATTAGGAATCAGCGGCAAAGATGTTCAAGAATTAAAACTGCCAGAATTATTTAAGCGTGTCGCTTTTGAATTGTCAAAGGTATCTGATACAACTCAACGGACAGCATTGCAAACTGATTTGCTTGGTAAAGCAGTGCGCGGAACAGATTGGCGGCAATTCGTTGCCAACTATAAAGAATTGGGCAATCCAAATCTTTTAATGGCATTGCAAGAAAATGCAAAAGCATGGGGAAATATAGAAGCGGCAATTAAATCTGTGTATATGGTGATACAACAAATGGTTGCGCCATTTGCGCTGTTGGTGAATCACATGGCAGATTTGGTATCTGAATATAAAAGATTAACGGAAGGTGGTTCAACAGAAATAGATTTCGGTGCTGCACTTGGTGGTGCTCCGGGAGAAGCAATTGTCGGTCAATATGGAGCGTCACCTGACGAAATGAAATCCGTCAATATTGCCAAAACTCCTCAACAAGGAAATTACAAAACCCTAACGGATAAGGAAAAAAAGATTGCTGAAGCAAGAAAAAACTTGCAAGAGGAAATTAAGTTATTGGTAAAACGTGCTGACATTAATTCCAAAATGTTTTTGTTGGATCAACGCGCAGTAATGGTTGGTGAAAAAGCAGTTAGCGAAGAAAAATTGCGGTTGAATTTAGCAACAGACTTGGCAAATATAAGATCAACTGCTGCAAAGGATAGACAAAAAGAAGGCGCACAAATTGATTTAATAAACAAAAAAGAAGCCGCGCAAATTGCGGTTAGATTGGCACAATACAATCAAGAAGAAAAACTGCGACAGGAAATAACTCAACGTCAATTGCAATTAACTTTGCAATCTATTGAAGAAGAAAAAATAGCGCGTACAGATGCAAATGAAATTGCAGTTATCAATCAAATGGATTTGTTTGATGTAGAAAAACAAAGATTTGAATTAGGTGCAGATCAATATGATTTAAAAAAATTAGATGTTGAAACAGAAAATAGGATGCGTGAATTAAGATCGCAATATCTTACGCAATCTAAAGCAATAAATAAAGAATATGAATTGTCTGCAAAAACAGCAGAAGATTTAGAAATTTATGAAGCAAAAATAAATGCGCTGCGAGAAAACCAATTGCAGTTAATTACATGGACAACGGCGCAAGAAAAACAAAGAAAAGAAGTAATGGAAGGGCAACTAGACATTAATAAAAAATTATTGATGCTAGATTTAGAACAGCAAAAAGAAAAAGAATTGAGAACAATAGAAGCGCAAACAGATGCAGAAAAACGAAGATTAGATATTGAAAGAAAACGATACGAATTGACGGTAAATGAATACAACATGGCAACAATGTTGTTGGATAATACTAATCAATTAATTGAAGCCGAAAGAAAATATAATGAGTTGATGCAAGAAGCGTATTACGAAATGCAACGACAAGGTGGCGGTCAACGAGCGCGTGAACAATACGAAATGCGCGTAAAGATGATTAATGAAGTAAAAGATGCAGAATTAAAAGCGTTAAAAGAAGTAAATGAAAAACGGGAAGAAAATTTCCAAAAGGATATATTACGTCAACAGTCATGGGCAGCCGGTTGGCAATATGCTTCTATGCGTTATCAAGAAAATTCATTGAAAGCATTTGAGCGAGGCGAAAAAGTATTTGGCACTGTCATGGCAAATATGGAAAACGCGATAGGAAATTTTGTAGATACAGGCAAATTTAAATTTAGCGAATTTGCTGGCTCAGTTATTAAAGATATTTTACGAATGGAAATGCAAGCGCAAGCAGCGCAATTGGTACGAGGATTGTTGCAATTCATTGGCATGGGAGCAAGAACATATACCAGCATGAACTATGACGCTGGTATTGCGCGGATACCAATGGCAGCAAACGGTGGCGATATTAATGGTCCAACGATTGTTGGCGAAATGGGTCCAGAATTGTTTATTCCCAAAAGTAGTGGAACCGTAATACCTAACAACAAACTTAGTTCGTTTGGCAATATGGGAACCAGTAATTATGTGACAAATAATTACATCAATGCTATTGATGTTAAATCATTTGAAGAAAGAATTATGTCTAGTCCAAATGCGGTATGGGCTGCAAATCAATATGCAAATAAATCTTTGCAATTAGGCAGAGGTAGAACATGAGTTTTCAAACAATCATTGATATACATCAATCGATAGATGTAAACAGTCGGCGCACTGTTGGACAAACGTATAGCCGATCAGGGCAAATAACAGTGGCTCAATATCTGACTACTGTTCCTTGGGTGTTCACGGTAACGCCCCATAAATATTTATCCTATGCCGATGCGCGTAGTATTATTCAATCAATTGACAATGCTGATAGGCAAAATCCGCAATACATTAATTTTTCGTCCAGTAATCTAAATTGGTTTACAAAAAATCGCGGCACTGCAACATCATCATATTTAACAACAACTCCAGCAACAAATACTCAAACGCTTACATTAACAAGTAACGGAAATTTCAAAGCGGGCGATTTTTTATCTATCGATGGATATGTTTATAAAGTAACTGCCGATTCTGCTGGTACAGTTGTAAACATCCATAGACCTTTAATTGGTGCGCCAATAGCCGGAACATATTTGGTTTTAGGTTCTGCAGTGCAATTCCAAGTAATTGCGGAAAAGTGTCCTACATATATTTTGACACCGATGAAAGATACAGCGTTTGTGGAATGGAATGGCGATTTTGTTTTTCGAGAATACATTACATAAAAGGAATTGAAAAATGCCTACAACAATGGCAGCGTTAAATAGCGCATCTATTAGACACGCTGAATTTATCCGTATCACGGTTAATGGTACGCCATATGCATTTTGCAATGCAGCAACACCAATTACAGTTAGTGGAATTACGTTTACTGGACTATCTGGTTTGTTAAGTATTGGTGATGTTCAGCGCGATTTGAAAGCAACCAGTGACGATTTTGTATTCGAATTAACTGGAATCGATCCGGCATATATTTCGTTAATTTTGTCCGATGATATTAAAGGAAGTATTGTTGAATTTTGGCGCGGATTTTTGGATGCCAACAATCAAATAATCAATACGCCAACATTACAATTTTTTAAGCGGTATCAAGGAATTGTAAATACCGTATCTATATCTGAAAAATTTGAAGAAGAAATTAGGCAACGAATTGCTACTTGTTCTATTTCTTGCGCGTCATTTAGACAAATTCTAGAAAACAGAATGGCAGGTATAAAAACAAACCAACAATCATGGCAAGTATTTTATCCTAACGATACATCAATGAACAGAACGGCAATTATTCAAAATCAATATTTTGATTTTGGTAAAGAACCAAAAGAGGGTAGTCAGGCAAATCCAGATCAAAATACACAACGATGATAAGAATTGCAAACAAATTTGATAAGTCAGAAATTATAGAAATGTTGCGAATGTTCAGATCGGAAAGCAACATTGAGCAATACAAAAATTTAGATAACGAAGATTATATAAATTATTTGCTAGATCAAATCTTAGGTGGGTTAGGTATTATTTATATTGAAGAAGGCAAAGGAATGATTATAGGTTTGATTGCTCCGGTTATTTGGTGCAACAACCATTATGCTTTGCATGAATTGGCATGGTATGTAAAACCTGAATATCGCAATACATCAGTTGCTTATAGATTGGTCAAAGCCTACATTGAATTTGGCAAGCAATTAAAAGAAAATAAAAGAGTGATTTTATTCACGTTGTCAAAATTACCCGACACGCCAAGTTTAAATTATGAAAAACTTGGGTTTAAAAAAATAGACGAAAATTGGATGCAGTAATGAAAATTATCCTTGCACTTTTATTGTTAACAGCAACCGCACCATCATGGGCAGTTGGAACCATGATCGTCATGTCATATTACGGATTGCAAACTGTAGGCATGATGAGTGCATTGCAAGTGGCAGCAGCATTCGTAATTAATTATGGCGTATCGACAATTGTAAGCAGAGTATTTTCAAAGGATTTTCCGAGGCCAATAAACAATGGTGTTCGTACACAAGTGCCACCGGCAAGCACTAATAGCATTCCTATTGTCTATGGTGATGCATATTTGGGCGGTACGTTTGTTGATGCAGTGTTAAGCACAAATCAGCAGGTAATGTGGTATGTCATGGCAATATCACAAATATCGCCTAATGGTCAATTCACATTTGACAAAACAAAATTTTATTATGGCGACAGATTAATAACTTTTGATGCAACAGAACCGGCAAAGGTTGTGTCATTAACTGACGGTGCAGGAAATGTAGATACAAAAATTGCTGACAACTTATATATTTATTTGTATAGGTCAACAGAAGCGGGCGTAATAACAAATTTAGATTTAAACGGTAATTCTCCCGGAAGCGGTTTGCCAGATTCTATTATGAGTATTGGCAATGGGGTTCCTTCTGGTCAGCAATGGACTAGTAGTAATCGGCAAATGAATGGTTTGGCATTTGCAATTGTTAAATTAATTTATAGTCAAGATGACGAAGCAACAGCACTTCAGCAAATTACATTTAAATGTAAGCAAGCATTAAATGGTACTGGCGTAGCAAAGCCGGGAGATGTTTGGTTCGATTACATAACCAATTCGAAGTATGGCGGCGACATACCTAGTTCACTGGTGGATGCTGCTTCTGCAACTGCGTTAAATACCTACGCCGATCAAATAATTACGTTTACTGATTACAACGGCAATCCGGCAACGCAACCAAGATACCGTATCAATGGTGTTTTAGATACTGGCATTCCAGTATTAGAAAACATCGACAAAATTTTAATGGCGGCTGATTCATGGATGGCGTATGACGCGCCTACTGGTGATTGGTCAATTGTTATAAACAAAGCAGAAACAACAGCAATCGCGTTTAATGATTCCAATTTAGTTGGCGATATAAGAGTAAGTACAGTTGACATAAATCAGACAATTAATCAGATTGAAGCGCGGTTTCCAAATAAAGAAAACAAAGATATACCGGCATTTGTATTTTTAGAAACGCCAGCGGGATTGTTATACCCAAATGAACCGACAAACAAATATGAATTGTCGTTTGATTTGGTTAATGATTCCGTACAAACACAATATTTGGCAAACAGAATTCTTGAGCAAGCGCGGGAAGATTTGATTGTAACAATCCGCACTACATATGCTGGCATTCAAATTAATGCAGGTGACGTAGTATCAATTACAAATACAGCATATGGATGGAATGCAAAATTATTCCGCGTTATCAAAGTAAATGAAGTAGCAATGCCGGATGGTCAACTTGGCGCAAGTTTGGATTTAAATGAATACAACGCACAAGTGTATGATGACAAACCAATAACGCAATTTACTCCTGCGCCAAATACAGGAATCCCAAATCCGTCTTATTTTTCAGGTTTAACTGCACCGACAATACAAGGTCAATTGCCTAACGCTGCTGTTCCAAATTTTGGCGTTCTTTGTACATTACCTGCAACTGGAAGAATTACAAAAGTATTGCTGTTTTATACGACAGTTTCATCACCTACATCATCGGACTGGAAATTGTTGGGATTTCAACAATTAACCGATGGAAGCGTATATATCAACAGTTCATTATTTTTGTTTGAACATATTTCATTGCCAACTGATACATATTATTTTGCATTTCAAGTCGCTAATGAAATAAGTCAATCTTCTTTATCTCCAATAAGTTCCGCATATGCATGGTCGCCAAATCCTACATCAACAAGTGTAGCCAATTCGTTTGCTGCTGGATTTAGTCCACCAGTTTTGCAAGTTCCATATGCTAGTGGTACGCCAAATTTTGCTGGCATTAATCCACAACTATACGGAACTGCTGGTGGTGCGGCTATTGATTATGTATTGGTAAATACGGACGCAGACCCATTATTTTTAAATAATACATGGCGTATTGGAGCATCATCAACAACTGGTTTAAGCGACATAGTATCAACCAATATAACAATTGGTCCACCAACTGATGCAGGAAATTATGCATTTTTCCCTCAGCCAACGGCAATGCCTGGAAATCCTGCGACGATTGAAGTACCAGTTAGATATAAAAGCGCGACAGGAGTTGTCTATCAAAGCGCAACAGCAATTTGCCAATTAACTTGGAATATTGCAGGAACAAGTGGCGTATCACCAGATAAATACGCAACAGCAAATTTATATCAGTGGTCAACGTCAACTCCCGGAAATCCAACAGGCAATTCAACATGGACATGGGCAACAGCATCTAACAGTTCTTACACTGGAACAAATGGATGGTCTGTTTCTGTACCGGCTAATCCGGGAACTCCGGGAATTAATCTTTGGATTGCAAGCAAATCTGTATCTGCACCAGCATTAGATACAACCACATTAGTGGATTGGACTGCTGGATTTAACGTAAGTTCAATTAGTCAAAACGGAGCAAATGGCGTTAATGGATTGCAGACTGCAAGTCCAACAGTTTTTCAATGGGCAGCAACAATACCATCAGGTCCAACAGGAACATCTACATATACATGGGCATCTAATTCGTTTACGCCAACTCCTGCTGGATGGTCATTAACAGGTGGCACTTCACCAAGCGCAGGCTTTACATTATGGGCAGCGCGGGTAAATTTGGTAGATTCGGCTAGTGTTAGCACCAGCACAATTAATTGGACAACGGCAAGTATTAGTGCAGTAGGTTATGCAGGTTCAAATGGAGCAAGTGGAACTGCTGGAGCATCATCACGAATTTGTTATGCAAGGGTAGCAAGCAATCCAACGCCTGTTTCTGGAACTATCACAACGTCTGGAAGTGCAACATTTCCATCTAGCGCACAATCATCTGCAACATGGGGGTTTTCAGCAACATGGAGCGCAACCGATCCAAACCCAAGCAGCACTAATTCTTTATATCAATCTGACGGTATCTATAATCCAACAACCAATCAAACCGTTTGGTCAACGCCATATATATCAAGTCTTAAAGTAGGAACGCTATCAGCAATTACCGCAAACTTAGGAACGGTTACTGCTGGAAATATTGATGGTTTAACAATCACTGGCGGCACTATTAGAACTGCAACGACAGGTGCGCGGGTTCAAATGAGTGCTTCCACTAATTATTTGGAAGTATTTAATTCTGGCGGTACGCGAGTGGCATCTGTTGGTGGAACTTTTGGAGGTTCTGTATATGGTTCTGGTACTGGCGCAAGTGGTCCGGCAATTTACGGAACATCAACAAATATACCAGCAGTTTATGGAAACTCAAGTGCAAATTATGGAGTGCAAGGCGTTTCTAGTTCCAATTCATTTGAAAGTGTATATGGTGTTGCAACATTAAGAGGAGGATCTAATCATGCTGTTAGAGGAGTAAATACTAATGGTGTATCTTCTGGTGTAAATACGGCAGGATTTATTGGCGGCGCAAATGGATTTGATTTTTATGCCGATGGTTCTGGAACAAACTATGGGCCATTTACAGGTGCGCATGATGTTTTGATGCCTGTTGGAATTAATATAGATATTGGGTACATTGTTTGTGACGTTCAATGTATTGCTAGAAAAAATATATCTAATACTATTTTTGAAGTGGAAATATCTAATACAGTAAACCAAGTTCCATTAGGAATTATTGCAACGACGAATGGGTTATTAGCAAATTCAAAACCGTCAGCGTTCATTGCCGATCAAAAAACGGAAGAAGTGAACGGAATATTTACAACAATTACTATTATGTCGCCTGAATATGAAGCAATAAAAAATGATTATGATTTATATGCCGCAAATGCTGTAGGTGAAGGTCAAGTATATGTATGTGGCGAATCTGGCAACATTAATAAAGGCGATCTAATAGTTACCAGTTCAATTGCTGGTGTTGGAATGAAACAGTCGGATAATGTTGTGCGGAATATTACGGTAGCAAAAGCCAGAGAATCATTAACGTTTGATTCGCCAACTGAAACGAAATTAATTGCTTGTATTTATTTGTGCGGTTAGAATCTAAATAAGATTCGGCCTTCCTGCTAGAAAGCAGAGGCTCAACCGGAAAAGGGGAATCGTATGGCAGTATTTAATAAAAACACGCTGACACAGGTTAGCGGTTTTGACAATCCAATTATTGCTGGCGAACTTGTATTCGACCAAGTAACGTATTGGAACCTTGCGCTAACGGCAGAGGACAATGTAACTCCTGTCGATTTAACTGGCGCAACAATCAACGCACAAATTGTTCGTCGCACATTGTCTAATGTTAAAGATACTCGATATGGGTTAACGTTTGACATTGGTAATTACACGCCGACACCAACTCCAATTCCTTTAAGCATTACCAATCGCGATGATGAAGCGGGAACGTTCACGCTGTTAATTGATGGTGATGCATGGGGATTAGTGGATAACGATACCCAAATGGATATTGCATCTATTAATGGAGCGGGATTTAGTGGGCGCATCAAAATATCTTTCCCACAAATTAATTCTACGCCACCAGAGGACAATATTATTTTCTTGTTATTTTTGGTTCGGTCAGATGGTATTGTAAAAATTTAAGGTGACGTAATGGGAGCAATAAATGTTACTGCTACAGGAACGTCGATAAATTTAAATGTTACGCCGACTCCTGTTCAAAAAATACAAATTAATCGTGGGGTTGGTGGGCCTCCCGGCCCTATCGGCCCTCCCGGACCTCAAGGTCCAGCAGGCCCAAATGATATTGGCGGTTATCCAATTAATATACAGACACCACAAAACTTAAATGCATTAATGTTTTTGAATAATGAATGGACAAACATTCCACAAACAGAAATCGCCGATGGCGGTAATTTTTGAAAGGTAAATCATGGCAAATACAATTCGGATTAAAAGACGCGCAAATGGTGGTGGTTCCGGCGCACCGGCAACATTGGCAAATGCTGAATTAGCATTTAACGAACAAACCAATATTCTTTATTATGGAACTGGAACTGGTGGTGCAGGGGGTTCTGCTACTTCCATTATTCCAATTGCTGGTAGTGGCGCATTTGCTGAATTAAATAGTCCAGCGTTAACTGGCACTCCAACTGCGCCAACAGCAACCAGTGGAACAAATACAACGCAGATTGCAACGACTGCGTTTGTGCAAACAGCAGTTAGTGGTGTAAGTGGCGTTACTTCTGTAACTGCAACCGCTCCGCTTGCTTCTACAGGAGGCGCAACGCCTGACATTAGCATTACACAATCCAATACAACGACAAGTGGTTATTTGTCTAGTACAGATTGGAATACATTTAATAACAAAGCACCAACGGCAAGTCCAACGCTTACTGGTGTTCCAACAGCACCAACGGCAGCAAATACAGACAATTCAACGCAACTGGCGACAACAGCATTTGTAAAATCTGTAAGATTAGATCAATTTGCTGCGCCAAATACGTCTGTTACATTTGGCAGTCAATTAATTACTAATGTTCTGGATCCTGTTTCGGCTCAAGATGCAGCAACAAAAAATTATGTTGATAATGTTGCTCAAGGATTGGATGTAAAAGCATCTTGTATTGCTGCATCTACGGTAAACATTGCATCATTATCTGGATTGTTGACAATTGATGGAATTACATTGTCAGCAGGTGATAGAGTTTTAGTAAAAAATCAAACCGCACAAGAACTAAATGGAATTTATGTTGCTGATTCAGGTGCATGGACACGCGCAACTGACGCAAACACATGGGATAAATTACGTTCTGCATTTACATTTATTGAACAAGGAACGGCGCAAGCAGATAGTTCGTGGGTTTGTACTATTGACGCTGGTGGTACTCTTGGTGTAACGCCGGTAACATGGGCGCAATTTGGCAATGCTGGAACTTATACTGCTGGCACTGGTCTTACGTTACTTGGCAATCAATTTAGCATTACTTCAACTGGCGTTGCTGCTGCAACATATGGCAATGTAAACGGAACTCAAACTGTTGTATTTGCAGTTAACGCACAAGGACAATTAACTTCCGCAACTACATACGACATTAATGTGGATGGTGGTACGTTTTAAATTTGTTCGGACTATATAGTCAATAAAAGGACAGCCATATGGCTAATAAAATTCAAGTAAAACGATCAGCGGTTGCCGCAAAAATTCCAACAACCGGCGATTTGGATTTAGGTGAAATTGCTATCAATACATTTGATGGCAAAATGTTTATCAAGAAAGATAATGGAACAGCGTCTATTGTTGAGATTGGCGGCGGAAGTGGGTCAGGAGATGTTGTTGGCCCTGCTTCTGCTACCGACAACGCTATTGCTAGATACGATGGTACAACTGGCAAATTAATCCAAAATTCTACCGTCACAATTAACGACGATGGAACTATAGGAGGTGCAAATGGGATCGAACTTGATATTTCTCCAACTAATGCCCCAACTGCTACTGGATCAATTGCTTGGGATGTGGGCGATGGTACGCCATATGTCGTTCTCAATGCCGATGTTTCTTTGCAACTTGGTCAAGAAAATGTAGCAAAAGTTTACAACGGATCAGGCGCAACAATAACAAAAGGAAAGGTTGTCGCCGTTAGTGGAGCGCAAGGACAAAGACCAAGCGTTGTATTAGCCGATGCGGATTCTGAAGCATTAAGCGCACCAACTCTTGGAATTACAACAGAAAATATTGCAAACGGAGCAGAAGGATTTGTATGTACGTTTGGGTTGCTGCGCGGCATTGATACAAGTGCGTTTACCGCTGGACAACCAATTTATTTATCTTCAACAGCAGGTGATTTTACCGCGACAAAACCAGTTGCTCCACAGCACATTGTGGCACTTGGATGGGTTGTAAAAGTTAACGCATCAAGCGGCGAAATTTTTATTAACATCAATAATGGTTGGGAACTTGACGAATTACATAACGTATTAATTACAACACCAGTTACAGGCAACTTGCTTGCGTATGATGGAACAGCAAGTGTATGGAAAAACACTAACACAATTCAAGCAGCAACAACGTTCCAAGCAGGTGATGCGATTCGTTCCGAAGCAGCAGCAACGCAAGATGCAATTGTTATTGCTGGTCGTACTGGTGGAACAAACTCCTATGCAGTTACATTAACTCCAGATTCATTAGCGTCAAACACTACTTTAACGCTTCCAAACATTACCGATACGGTAACAACGAATACAGCAACACAAACATTAACAAACAAAACAATTGTTAATGCAACGATCACAAATTACACAGAAACAAGATTTACTGCAAACAGCGGAACTGCTATTACGCTTGATCTTGCCAATGGCACAATGCAAGACATTACGTTAACAGGCAATGTCACAATTACTATGCCAACAGTAATTGCTGGTAAATCATTTATTTTGATGATTCGTTCTGGTGCTGGATCATATGCTGTAACGTGGTCAACTGTTAAATGGCCGAGTGGAACTGCGCCAACCGTTACAACAACTGCCAGTCGATTAGATATTTATTCGTTTTTTTGTGATGGAACGAATTGGTATGGATTGACCGTTAGTCAAAATTACACACCATAAAGGGTATCAATGTTTACTGGTAGCGGAAAGGTTGATCAACCAACTACAACTGTTCCTGCATATGTTGAGGATGTATTTTCAACAAGTTTATATACAGGAACAGGAAACATTCAAACGATTAGCAATGGATTGGCACTTGGTGAATTTCCTGTTGTTTACCAAACGAGCATAACAGCAACGGCTTTTAATTCTAATATAGAAACGCAACAAGGAGATTTCATTATAGTTTTTATATTTGATCCAATATCACCAACTTGCACAATTAATGGATCATCTGTAACAGCAAATTCTACTAGGGTAGTAGATTCAAATACGGTTTGTTTATTTATACAACAAGCAACAACATCATTCACCAGAATAATCACAAGTAGTGTGGCATTAGGAAGTATTACAATACTTCGCGGCCCAACATCTATGGCGATTGCTCGGAGTTTAACAGATACCGTAAATGATACTTTAAATTTATCTTCATATACGACAACTGGATTCGGTTTACTGTTGTTAATGGACTCGGAGATTATTACCCCAACCATAAATGTGGATAACGGCTCATTCGCTATTTACAATGGAACAACGGCGAATTCTGTAGCAATATTTGGAATAAACGGCAATGGTAATGGAACTCAACCAAGAACGGTATCTGGGCTAAGCACTAATGCTAGAACGGGTTACGCAATTGTTACTTTTGCAGGAGCAGGTACAGTAGTCGGCGATTCTGGACCTGCAACTAATGGTGGCATGGTATGGATAAAAAATCGTTCATTAAATTCTGATTATGCAATATATGATACGGTGCGCGCAGCAACGTTTCAATTGTCATCAAATTTAACAGCGGCACAATCAACACAAACAGCCGGACTATTGTCTTTTAACACAAACAGTTTAAGCATTGGTTCCTTGGGAACCATAAATGCAAGTACATCAAATTTTGTTGCATGGTCATTTGGGAAAAAAGAAAAATTTTTTGATGTTGTTACATATACTGGTAACGGATCGGTTCAAAACATTCCGCACAATCTCGGATCAACTCCGGGATGCATTATGATAAAAAGATTAAACGGAATTGCCAGTTGGTATGTTTATCATAGAAGTCTTGGTAATAATAATGTTATAACTTTACCCGGATCAGCGGGAGCATTTACAGCAAACACTTGGAATTATACAAACCCTACAGAAACACAATTTACCGTTTCTGGAACAGGTGATGCTGGATTAAATGGCGCAACATATGTGGCTTACATATTTGCTCACAATGCTGGTGGGTTTGGAGATGGTGGACAAGACAATATTATTACTTGTGGCGTTTATACTGGAAATGGTTCTAGTAATGGCCCTCAAATCAATTTAAATTACGAGCCTCAATGGGTTTTGATAAAAAATGCGGACGCAACTGGTAATTGGGTTACGCAAAATAATATGACATCGGGATTCAATGCAGCAGGAAGTGATACCAGATATTTATTTGCAAATACAATAAACAACGAAAGTGTATCATCAAACACAGCACTTATACCAAATGGGTTTGCTTTAACTACAAGCGACCAAAATTATAATAGTGCAAACAGGAATTACATTTATATAGCAATTCGTCGAGGTCCAATGAAAAAACCGGAATTGGGAATAAATGTATTAGGAATAATAGCAAGAAATGGTACTGGTACAAATGTTACGGTATCTGCTGGATTATTAACAGATTTAGCCATTATAAAAAATACAGGTTCAGCATATCTACCAGCATGGTTTTCAAGGCCAACATCAAATTTTTATTTAGCATCATCTAGTGTTTCGGCACAAACTGCTGGTGGAGTCGCTGTTATTCAACCACAGCCTTTTGATGTTATGACAGGTATCAGAGTAGGATATTCATCAAATATAACTAATATAAGTGGCAATACATTTATAAATTATTTATTTAAACGGTTTCCAGCAACATTCGATTTAGTTTGTGATACTGGAACAGGAACAGCACATTCAATTCCGCATAATTTAACAGTTGTTCCAGAATTAATGATTCGTAAAAAACGAAATTCTGCGACAAATTCGGATTGGCTTGTTTGGCATTCATTATTTAGCGGAACTGATAAATTTTTATATTTAAATTTGCCAAATGCCGAAGCAACCGATAGTAATTTTTGGACATTAACGCCTCCAACGGCAAGCGTTTTTAATGTTGGAACAGGTTTAACAGCAAACAATGCAAATCAAACTTTTATTACATGGTTATTTGCTACATTAACGAACGTTTCAAAGATTGGAAATTATACTGGTACAGCAGCATTACAAACAATTAATTGCGGATTTACAACTGGCGCAAGATTTGTAATGATTAAGCGCATTGATTCAACTGGTGATTGGTATGTATGGGATAGTGCAAGCGGCATATCATCTGGAAATGATCCATATTTTTTATTGAATTCAACTGCGGCACAAGTTACAACAACAAATTATGTTGATGCAGATGCAACAGGATTTAAAATTACTGCAACAGCACCAGCAGCAATTAACGCAAATGGCGGCACATTTATTTACCTTGCAATAGCGTGAGGCATTATGGAAATAATAATCAAAAACACAGGTCAAGTGATTAGTGAAAAACAATTTAGAAACTTGTTTCCTAATACAAGTTTCCCTGTTTATCTATCCAAAGAATTGTTAAATGATTTTGGTGCTGACGTAATATTGCAAGGTGTTCAACCGATTCCTACCAAATATCAAATTGTGTATCGTGATGGTTACGAACAAATAAACAATCAATGGTTTACTAAATATGCCATTGAAAATATGAATGCCGAGGCTATAAAAAATGCAGATGCAAATCAAGCAAGTGCTGTTCGGCAAAATAGAAATGAAAAACTCACAGCAAGCGATTGGACACAATTAGAAGATTCTCCAGTAAACAAAGCAGCATGGGCAGTATATCGTCAAGAATTAAGGGATATTACAACGCAACAAGGATTTCCTTGGGAAATTATTTGGCCCGAGGAACCATAAAAATGGAAATTCAGTCATTAATTAATTTTGCAATGGCTACAGCAATTGGTATTGCTGGATGGTTTGCTCGTACATTGTGGGATGCTGTTAAAGAATTGCAAAATGATTTGCATAACGTAGAAGTTCATTTGCCACATACTTATGTCAAGCAAGCAGAGATCAATGCAAGGTTTGACAAACTAGAAAATATGCTTGAGAAAGTTTTTGATCGATTGGATCAAAAGCAAGATAAATAACGGAGGCATTATGTTTATGCTCGAGGCATTGCTAAACATTGGCGGCAAGTTAATAGACAAACTTATCCCCGATCCAGAACAAAAAGCAAAAGCGCAATTAGAACTTGCGAAGATGGCGCAAGATGGCGAACTTGCGAAAATGGCAAACGAAACAGATTTGTTTAAGACTGAGCAAAACAATCTGACGCAACGCCTACAGGCAGACATGGCAAGCGATTCATGGCTGTCTAAAAACATCAGGCCATTAACGTTGATTTACATTTTGGTTGCTTACCTATTGCTTGCAATCGTTGACGCTTCTGTTGTGGATATTGCAGATTCGTTCGTTGAATTGCTTGGGCAATGGGGAATGTTGGTTATGTCGTTTTATTTTGGCGGTCGTACACTAGAAAAAATCATGGACATAAGAGGAAAAAATGACAGACAATTTTGAAGATGCATTGCATCATTTGTTGAAATCAGAAGGTGGTTTTACAAACGACAGGCGAGATCCGGGAAATTCTTTGCCAGATGGTCGCGCTGGTTGCACGATGCTTGGTGTCACGCAAGCAACATGGGAATCCTATGTAGGTAAGCGCGTGACGCAAGAAAAAATGCAGCAACTTACACCAGCAGATGTTGCACCAATCTACCGTAAAAAGTATTGGGATGTGGTGCGCGGAGATGAACTCCCATCAGGATTAGATTATTTGATGTTCGACTTTGCCGTGAATGCTGGACCCGGACGCGCTATCAAAGTGATGCAATCTGCTTTGGGCGTTACCGTTGATGGTGTCATTGGTCGCATCACAATGAAAGCAATTCAGGATGCCGATCCGGTACGCTTGATAGAAATTTTTAGCGATGCTAAAGAAGAATATTATCGTAGTCTAAAAACATTTGAAACATTCGGCAAAGGATGGATTAATCGCATAACCGATGTGAAAAAATATGCCGTTGAAATGCTGGCTTAAATTGACAGTGCAAGCATCATTAACTTCAAACACGCAGCAGCAACAACAGCATAATATATAAGAATCCAATCTTCTTTTTGCATTACGTTTCTATTGCATCACGGTTCTGTTTGAACAAATAATCATTGCGATACTCGCTTGGTGGTGTCCATCCATATTTGCGCCAAACCGCTTGTACGTTTGCGCCAGAAGTCCATTTGAAATTATCAAGTGGATTCATTTTTTGATCGCCTTGATACGCATCAGGCACAATTAAATTTTCCCTACCTACAATTTTAAATTTCATAAATCCTCCTGCAAAAGTTTGTTAGTAATGTTTAGTAATTCTTCCTCGGTTATGTTGTAACGAACTGCAAACGATTTCCTACCTAAACCATGAACACCAGTGTTTCCTCGGTGATGCTCTGGACATAATCCGATTACTGGTGATCTATCACGCTTCATGCCAAATCTTCTGATGTGATGTATTTCGCATGGCGTATTGGTATAGCCAAGATGCCGACACAAAATGCAGCCTAATGAGGCAACTGTTTCATAATGTTTTTTTAGGGTTGAATTCATTTAGTGGCTTTAGATATTTTTGGGGCAATGAATAAAATGGACCATTGCCGATGTCATATATATTATCTTCTACCAAAAATGTATGACGGTCAATCCACCCAATAACATCAACATGATCGTGATGTATTTCGCACAATATAAAAATGTCAGCGGGTTTAGTTCGTGACCATCCAACCGCGTTTAAGTTTCCTCCTTCTGTAGTGGTTGATTTAACATCAATAAAGTTTCCTTTATGAGAAGTTAAATCTGCTTCAAATTTTCTGTAATCACAATTCAAATCAAAATGTAGATTCAACATTTTGCTGACAGCATATTCCCCCCATACACCATCCAAAACAATTTGGAATGGTCGTTTGCTTGACTGAATCATTTCTGTAGTTCGTGATGAAGTTATTTCATAACGCCTACCTGCAACGAATTCCAATACCTGCATTTCGGTAATGGTCAGATAAATTTTCATTGCGTTACTTTGTCTTGCATTCGATTACTGGCTTCGATGCTGCGCCATACTTCTATCTTTGCTTCGGCTGCAATCATCCACCAACGCAGATGCTCTGCAATTTCTACTGCGTTTTTTAACGTCTTTAAATGCGTTTGATATTTAATGTGAGCATATGCATAAGATTCTTTGGCTGATTCTGTTTTGTCAGCGCATTCACGCATCAATATTGCTTTCAAAGTTTTTCGATATTCCATCATGTAGGTTACATTTGCTTTTGCGTGAGCATATGCTTTTGCGTTGTTGCGTATGTAATCTAACGCTTCGTATGGATTAAGATTTTCTTTCGTTGTCGGTTCTGGTGGCTTGGACATTAAGCATTCTCCTTTTCGTGTCTTTTGTGGCATAGATACTGATACTTGTTTTGTCTATGCAATTCTTGCAACTCCATCCTCTGCTTGAATTTGGTTTCTTATATCCTCCTTCTATTGGTTGATGTCGTTGGCAGGAAGTACAGAATCTTTTGCCTTCATTCTTTAACAAATACTCCTGAACTGTTGAGATACCCTTTCCTATCTTTAATTTCATCATATGCGTGTTTTAAACATTGTGTTAAATCCAAGTCTTCAAGAGCAGCAACATTAATAAGGCATACAAGAACATCACCAAGTCCATCGATAATTGCGTCACGGTTTCGCTTGGTAATTGCGTCAGCCAGTTCACCCATTTCTGAAAACGCTTTAAGCAATTGAGTTTTGCTATCGCTGTTTTCAATTATGCCTCGCGCCTCAGACCATCTAATTACTTCTAATTCAACTATGTTCCATGTCATCACAAACCCTTTTCATTTTCAAAGTGGATAGAAGTACCGCTAATTTCTTTTTGTTTTCAGCAATTTGTTCAGGCGTTTGTTGTTCAGTAATCGCCAATGTATTTGGCGGCACATAATTCAAACGCATCAGTTCACAAAATTGCGGTAATGAAGGTGGATCAGGTGGCAAATGTTCTAATGTACGCTTGATGGTTTCTGGACTATTAGCATAACCAGCAAGTTTCCTACTCCAATGATCCATTGCATTACGAACACCGGCATCAGTACCGTCTGGCAATACTTGTCCGGTTTTCCACATATTTAAAAACCGGCTTCCATAATGTCCTTGCATAATGGCAAAAATTTTTTGAATCCAATTGGCAGGTAGCGAACGATTAGATGTCAATGATATGTCGTTCATGTTGATTTCTTTCGTCACCAAAGATTGATCGAGCAGCGGCAAGACTTTTATCGTTGCCAACTTTTGTTTGTATCCACTCCGCTTTAAATCCTGTCCATCCGCGCTCACAACATAACTTCAACGCTGCTTCCAATGGCATCCCTGCTTTTGCTGCTTCCCTTGCAAAACCATTCATTGCAGTTTGAGTGATTGGTGCTTTCTTATTCTTCCTAAGTATTACGAAATCTTGCCATACAGAATCGCTCACTCCGTCAGGAGTGGCGTATATAGTTTTTTTATTGGTTACTGGTTTATGGTTTATGGTTGCTATTGGGGCAGCAGTAGGGGGGCTATTGCCTCCCCATCTTTTTGCTGCGCCACGTTTACCGGCAGCAGCGTATTCTTTGTACTTTGCAATTTCTTCTTCGGCGCGGGTATTTATCCAACCAGCATCAGTCAAACTAAAAAAGTTTTCCAACACAAAATGCACTTCGGTAACGTGTTCACGCATACCAATTTTTCGCGCCAACGCTTCTACGCCAGTCATCAACGGCACTTCATGCAGGTAGTACTCATCTAGCAATCTGCGATACGCTAAATCCTCCATAAGCGACAGGTTGCGCGTGTGACTGATGTAGTCGCCAATGTGGAACTGGTAATAGTTCATATGCCTCCTTTCGTGATGACGAGCGAATTATGCAGTCGTAATACTTTGCTGACAAGTCAATGGTTCGATACGAACTAAACACAATCCGTCTTTCCATATCGGTTTGCGAATTATTGTCAAATGATCTATTTGACTGTCATCATCAAAAGCACCGGCTTGACATAAAGAATCTAACAAACTTTTTACGTGGTTATCTATGTCGCGTTTCCGTCGGTCTGGCGCAAATAGTTCGACACGAACTTGTAATCGCTGGTCGCCAAATCCTTTGTGATTGCTGCGTAGGAAAGCGTCAAAACAGTTTGTTTTAAACTCTTTCGCTTTTTTGGTAAGGAACCGATGCGATCCTTGAAATCCCCAATAGGTGTTAACTGAAGGAGGGAAAGGAACTCGCAGCATTAATGTTTTGCTTGTCACGTTATCCATGCTCACCCATAATAATACTTCTGGCAGATGCCAGTACACACGACACGAAAGGATAGTATGAAAACGTCAGAATCCATAAAACACATTGCACCAGCATTGTTGTCAGCGCAACGCAATATTACTTTTGCTGCAAAGAATGCTCGCAATCCACACTTCAAAAATCACTACGCCGATTTGCCAGCAGTCATTGATGCGGTCAAGGATGCGCTGAACAATTCCGGCATTGTGTTTATTCAAACCGCTACACCAAGCGAAGATGGTCGGCTGCATTTGGTAACGCGCATGATCCATGAAACAGGCGAATGGATTGAAGATACAGCAGTATGCTCATTGCAAAAACAAGACGCGCAAGGATTTGGTAGCGCGATGACATATTTGCGTCGCTATTCACTCGCGGCATTTTGTGGTTTGTATCAATCCGATGACGATGGAGAGGCAGCAAGGTTTGACACTGAACCGCATATCAAACAATTACGTTCATGCAAAGACATGGATGAATTGAAAAATTTGTGGATGGAAATTTACAAGGTGGCGCAGGTGGATAAGCAAGCGTTACGCATTCTGGAAGCGGAAAAAGACAAGCGTAAAAAAGAATTGGAAAGCACAACGCAAGGGGAAAATAATGACCACGGATAGAGAACTTATGCAACGGGCGTTGGATGCGTTGGAACAAATGGCAAAGGAAGGATGGCTGCTACACGGTCCTGAAGGAATGGATGAGGCGCAGACAAAATGCATCCAATCTTTGGAAGCCCTACGCGC